CACTGATCGAGGTGCAGAACTCCACAAGTAAACTTGGATGGAATGGGAATGATTTTATCCCATACGATCAGAACATTGTGTTTGATGGCGACAGCCGGTTTAAAAGTCTGTTCGATGCAGTGCATGAGCGTGGAAATGAAGAAACATGGTATCAGCATATAAAAGAGCTGCGAAAAACAGAAAAAAAGGAAATCAAGTTTATGCTTGCAGCGTCTTTTGCATCTGTTCTAATAGAGCCGCTCGGAGGACTTCCATTCTTTGTTGACCTGTGGGGAGAAACGGAAGGCGGTAAATCAGTCAGCCTGATGCTTGCGGCGTCGGTATGGGCAAATCCGGATGAATCACAGTACATAGGGGATTTTAAGACAACGGATGTGGCGCTGGAAGCGAAAGCGGACATGCTGAACCATCTGCCAATGATGCTGGATGATACAAGCAAGACATCGGCCAGAATCAGGGACAACTTTGAGGGAATTGTTTATGACTTATGTTCCGGGAAAGGTAAGAGCCGGAGTAATAAGGATCTTGGAATCAACCGGGAAAACCGGTGGAAGAATTGTATTATAACAAACGGTGAGCGGCCATTAAACAGCTATGTCAGTCAGGGGGGAGCGATCAACCGTATTCTGGAACTGGAATGCTCACAGAAAATTTATGATGATCCGCATCATACGGCAGAAGTGCTTAAGAAAAATTATGGATTTGCCGGGAAAATATTTGTTGATGTTATTAAGGATATGGACAGAGCAGAACTTCGAAAAATCCAAAAATCTTATATGGACCAGTTAATGGATTCTGACAAAATGCAGAAGCAGGCAATGTCTCTCAGCATAATTCTCACAGCGGATAAAATCGCCACAGAGAGCATTTTCAAGGACGGGATATATATTTCACTAAATGAAGCAAAAGAAACGCTTACGGACTATTCTGACGTGTCAGACAATCAGCGGTGTTATGAGTATATTCTCGGGATCATTGCAATGAACCAGACAAGGTTTGATGCGGCAACCGCTTGCGAGAAATGGGGCATTTTGGAAAATGGATATGCGGTAATCTATAACCCGGCATTTGACCGGATATGCGAGAGTGGCGGTTTTTCCAGAAAAGCATTTTTATCATGGGCGGACCGGCATAATAAAGTGCAGATTCAGAATGGTCAGCCAACCAAGGTGAAGAAAATAGATGGAAAAAGTTATCGGTGTGTTTTCTTAAAACTGGATGATGGAATAGAAACAGATAGTGATGGATTCCTTCAAATATCAGAAGATGACCAGACGGAATTACCATTCTAAGGTTACAAGGTTACACGGTTACAAGCGATTTTCACTTTTTATATAGTTTAAAAATTTTTTTTACATAAAAAAAAATCGTAAAAAAAATATTAATCCTACGTGTAAGAAAGCTGTTGTAACTTTGTAACTTTGTAACCCACCTCTGAAAGCATTGATTTTACTGCATTTTATGGTTACACAAGCTACAAAAGGTAACAAAAAGGATGTGATTATTATCTTAAACAGTGCGCAACGTGAATGGATTGATAAAAAGAAAGAATTTATCAATCAACAAATTAATGATAATTATCCATTGTCAGATAGTCAATGGCAACAGGTCGCAGATATGGTTGATGGGATCATTAAAAAGGCAAAAGGGCATGAAGAGGAAGTAAGAAAAGAACTGCATGATCTGATAGAGAAGTGGGATAGAAAGGCAAAAGATGACAAGAGATAAGAGTGAAAGGGTTCTCGGATTATCCAATAGCCAGAAAGTTTATTCTGACATGATAAAAATGGAACAGGCGCAAGCCAATACAAAAAGAAACTAGCTGAAAGAGAAACCTTACCAATTAATTTATGAGGAAAGGATGAAACATGAGCAACGCATTAAGCAGGAAAAAGAAGAAGATGCAGCCGCTGGGCTATAAAGATGATATCCACGTTTTTAACCAGCAGAAAGTGCGAATGATGAATTATGCAACAGAGCTTGCTGAAAAAACATTCTCAGACATAAAACTTGTAGCATTTAATGTTTTGCATGACAAATTCGGTTATGGACAGAAACGCTTGATAATGTTGGAAGAGAAAGTAAATAAGTTAATGGAAGGGAATACATCATGTGAAGAATTGGCAGTATTCTTGCAGAAAAAAGGAATCGACTTAATGGAAGTGGACATTCCTCAACGTGATTTGATGGGTTTTCAAGATATAGCTTATAACAACAATATTCTTCCATTAAAAAATAAAGTAAATGTGGTTCTTGGTGCAGTATCGGATTTCATTGTGCTTTCTGCTACATCATTAAGGGAAATGAAGCTTTCTAAGCGGCAGTTAATGGAATATGTTGACTGGGTTTTGTACTACATCAACAGCCTGTCACAGAAGTATCTGGACATGATCGATGTTGCAAGTGTGCTTTATCATGAATGTAATTATTGCGATGTTCGCTTTGTCGGAAAATTCCGTGAAATTTGAGGTGCTGACAATGGGAGAAATGACAAAGACAAGCGTAAAATACTGCCGGAAATGTATTTACTCTTATAAACACAGTCAGACAGAAATCATGTGTGGATATTATTTACAGACCAGATTAAGGCGTGGATGCCTGGTTGGGATGTGCGACAAGTTTGAGAAGAAAGGTAGAAAGAAGAGGGTACAGTTGAAATGACAGATGAAACCAAGCAGGAGATAGAAGCGGTACTGATGTTATTAAAAAATACATTGGTAAGAAATGGCGTAAGCATAGCACTTGCAGGAAGTGAAGATACCGGAAAAGACGATGGATGCATTATGTTTTTTGATACCGCAGAGTATTGTCGCACCGGTAAATATAAAGGGGTATCTGTTAAAATAACGGATTTAGTGAGGTAGAAATATGATGGAATGTATGAAGAGCATGGCTAAGAAGCCACAGACCAATGCGGACAGGATCAGGAGCATGACGGATGAGGAACTGGCGGAATTATTATATTCACTTCAAACCGAAGACTTAGACGGTATGTTTTGCAAAACCGAAGATAAGTGTGAAGAGATGATGGACAGTGGAGATGAGATACCGAAAAGTATGTGCAAGCAGTGCTTGGTTAAGTGGCTTCGGGCAGAAAGTGAGGAATAGCATGGAGAGATTAACGACAAATAAAAGCGTGGCTGACATGTCGATGATCGAGCTGGTACATAATAGCTGCTATGCAGATGACGAGCGAAATGCCAGATACAGAGATTACGAGATGGAAATGGATGCACGAGATTTTGCAAGAAATCTTATGGTCACATTGGCAAAAGATGAATTGCCAGTAGATGACGCAGAGTTTGACGAGGAAATATTGGACAATTTAACGATAGATCCGTTTTCAGATGTCCGTGGCTTGATTGCACTGTTTTATCGCAATTTATGGGCTATGGCTGATTTACGAGAAAAATTGAAATATTATGAGGATGCCGAGGAGCAGGGATTACTTCTGCGGTTGCCGTGTGGAATTGGCTCAGATGTATATATAATTCCTAGCAAAGTCAATTATGAATTAAATATTTTAAGTCTGCACCCGGAGAACAATAAAATTTATCATCAGAAAGTAGCCTTGATTACTTTTACAGAAAAAGGATGGTACATGGAGTGTGACAAAGATCGGGAATATGGTACAGACCGAATCCTGCCAGAAAAAATGTACAAGGAAACCTGGTTTTTATCACAAGAGGAAGCCGAAGCCAAGTTGAAAGAAATGGAGAAGGGAAATGGCGCACATAACAAATAAGGAACTGACTATACGGCAGATTGGAGAGTTCTGCACAAACACTCTCTGTAATAAATGTCCGGTGGCAAAGTGGAATGAGGAAAGCAATGTTTCCTGCTCGTTATTGCTGGAAATGTGGTCAGAAATTGGATTGGGGGTGTAAAGAATGAGTGAAAGCCTTAAGCCATGTCCGTTCTGCGGTGGAAAAGCAATGTTCTTAACCACTACAAATAAGTCATCACATTCGGCTGTTGGTGTAATGTTCAAAATCAAATGTATGAAATGCGGAACAGAACTTCCAAAAAGCTATGAATGTGAGATGTACATGGATCAGGACGGAGGCATCAGAACAGGGAAAGACGAGCGAACGAAAGCAACTACAGATTGGAACAGGAGGGCGAACGATGGGAATACTGATTGATGCTGGGTTGGTTTTAGACAACTTAAGTGGACGTCTTGAAAGCATGAAAGATTATGATGCAGTAAGAGATGTGATTAACAATATGCCGACCGCCTATGACCCGGACAAGGTCGTGGAACAGTTGGAAAATGAGAGAAAGTTTTGGGAGAATGCATACGACAGTAATTTAGGAAAAGAGAAAGCGAGAAGTTATGAGCATGCAATCGAGATTGTGAAAGGCGGTGGAGTAGATGCC